CTTGCCGACTGCTCGGGACGTAGCCAAGTCGAGGCCTCCCACCGTTTCGCGCAGATGATGAGCTCCCGGAAACTTGCTCACAATAACGACCCACGATTAACTAGCGCCGTCGCTAACTGCTCAAGCAAAATTACCGAGCACGGCTGGCGATTAGTGCGCCGTAGATCGTCGGGCGAAATATGCGCGGCTATTGCCGCCGCTATGGTGAGTTGGCAAGCCTCGCAACCTCAAAGCGTGGCCGTGATGGTCGTCAATTAGACACGCCGGCGCAATACGGACAAAATAAAACAATTTACCGTAAACTGGTTGCGTGGGAATCCTTTCGACGCTAACCTCTGCCTTCGTTCCACCCACGCAGAAAATCGAGGCTCAACTCGCGCCGCCCGTGATGACGGTTCCCGAGATGAACATATACGGAAACGGTTACAACGTATATGTGACTCGAGCAGAGGCTCTAGCGGTTCCAAGCATTAAAAAAGCGCGTGATCTTATATGCGGAATCGTAGGTACTACTGAGTTTCACTTATATCGCAAAAGTAACGGAGAAGAATTAGGAAGCCCGTTATGGCTTGACCAACCCGACCGAAATCAACCGCGGCAAGTTACTATGGCATACACCGCCGACGCTTTATTCTTTTACGGCGTTGCTTATTGGGAAGTGGTGGAGCAATACAATGACGGAACCGGGCGGCCTTCTCGTTTTGCTTTTGTTGCTAACGAGCGCGTTACTCCTCGTTACAATTTACATAACACGTTAGTTATTGGATACACCGTAGACGGTCAAGTACGACCAATGGACGGACTCGGCTCTCTTATTACTTTCCAGTCATTAAACGACGGTATTCTTAACGTAGGCGGTCGTACAATTCGCGCGGCACTCGACGCGCAATACGCCGCAAGCGTAGCGGCGAAAACTCCGGTGCAGACGGGTTATATTAAAAATACCGGCGCAGATTTACCGGAAGATCAAATTGTAGGATTACTCAGCAAGTGGAAATCTGCACGTTTACAAAATAACGTCGGATACTTAAACAGCGCGTTAGATTTTAAGACAACAAGTTTTAGCCCTAAAGAAATGGGTTATAACGAGATGTTGCAATTCCTCGCAACAGAGATAGCACGTATGACTAATATCCCGGCATATATGTTAAGCGCGGATATGAACAATAGCCTTACTTATGCGAACGTCATAGATGAGCGTCGTCAATTCGTAGATATGTCGCTCCGTCCGTACATAGAAGCAATCGAGGGACGCTTATCTATGAACGATATGACGAACTCACAAAATTATGTACGCGCAGGGCTAGACGACGGGTTCCTAAGGTCAGACGCTCTTACACGCCTAGCCATAATTGAGAAAATGCTGGCTTTAGGACTTATTTCGTTAGACCAAGCAAAAGAAATGGAGGACTTGACCCCTGATGGATCAAGCGAACTTACTGACCTTTAGCGGAACTATCGAAGCGAGCGACTCAGCTCGTCGAGTAATCTCCGGTAAAATTGTCCCTTTTGGTGAGATAGGACAAACCTCAGCCGGTGCCGTCGTATTCGAGAAAGGCTCTATTGCAATTCCTAACGAGCGCTTTAAGCTTTTACTCGAGCACGATCCAAAACAACCTATCGGCCGAGCTATAAATATTCAACAAAGCGATACCGGTATCTACGCGCAATTTAAGGTAAGCGAAACCTCACGCGGTAATGACGCATTGGTAGAAGCTTCCGAGTCCTTGCGCGACGGTTTAAGCGTGGGCGTTCTTGTTGATAAGTCCACCGAAAGAAACGGCGTGATTTACGTCAGCGCGGCTCGCCTCCAAGAAACGAGCCTTGTCCATACCCCGGCCTTCAAGTCGGCCGAAGTCCTTAACGTTGCCGCTAGCGAAAGCGAACCGGAAACCACAGAAGAAGAAACCCAACCAACCGAAAGTGAGGCGAGCGTGGAAAACGCTACCCCAACTCCCGAGGTAGAAGCCGAGAAGGTAGAAGCCTCACGCCCTAGCGTCGTAGTGACCGCTATGGAAGTACGTCACCCTATCCGCACAAAGGCGCAGTACCTAGAGCACTCCATTAAGGCGAGCCTTGGTAATGACGATTCTCGTGACTATGTTCGTGCCGCAGACGCTCAAGCGTCGAAGGCTATGAACTTTGCAGATGATTCCTTTACCACGAACCCGGCTTTCTCTCCGGTTCAATATGTCCCGACGGTCGTAGATACTCTTATCGGATCACGTCCAGCTATTGACGCACTCGGTGGAAGCCGTGCGCTTATGGCTTCCGGTATGACCGTCTCTATTCCAAAAATTACAACACCGGGCACCGTGGCAGAAACCGCAGAAGCTGGCGCACCTTCCGAGCAAGGTATCGTTAGCTCCTATGTAAACGCGACAGTAAAGAAGTACGCAGGTTTACAGCGCTACTCAGTCGAACTTATCGAGCGCTCAGACCCTAGCTTCTTCCAAGCTATGCTCGACAATATGACCCGCGCCTATAACAAGGCGACCGACGCGGCAGTAATCGCAGAAATCACCGCCGGCGGAACTCAGGCGACAGCGGTAGCGGCTTCTAGCGCCGGTATTATTTCGTTCGTCTCAACCGAAGTACCTCTCGCATACGCCGCAACCGGTGAACTACCGACTGCCTATATCGCTGGTACTTCTCAATGGGGCTTGTTAATGGGTGCCGTTGATTCAACCGGCCGCCCAATTTACAACGCGGGAAGCCCGTACAACAGCGGCGGAAACGCAAACCCACAAAGCCTACGCGGAAACGTGCTCGGCCTTGATCTCTACGTGGATGCTAATATGGTTTCAACAACTATTGACGAGTCCGCGTTTATTTGCGTGCCTTCCGCTATCGCAATTTACGAGAGCCCGGTTCTCCGACTCTCCACCAACGTCCCAACCTCAGGTGAAATCGAGACAATGCTTTACGGATACCTCGCTACTAAGACACTCGTAGCCGGTGGCCTCCGTCGTTTCAACCTCACCTAATACAAACCTAGACCCCTACCCTCGCGCCTAGTCCCGCGGGGGTAGGCCTCAACGAGTAAGGAGTCCCGAGTATGGCGGCAACGTATATAACCAAAGCGGAGCTACGTACAATTTTGGGGATCGGGACTCTTTACACGGACGCAGTAGTAGAGGAAGTCTGCCAAGCGGCCGAGGATTTAATTAAATCGTTTTTATGGTTTAACAACGTGCCGGTATCCGGCCATCAAGTCGCCACGACCGACGTAGCAACTCTTACGACCCCAATACCTCACGGATTCAACGTCGGGCAGACGATAGTAGTTAATGGGTGCGCGGCGCACTATAACGGTTCACACACAATCACCGGCGTAACCCCTTTTACTTTAACGTATGCGATAAATAATCAACCAAAAGAAGATTTCCACCTTATCCGGCCTTACGGCAAGATTCAGGGGCCTTTCCACGCCGACGACTACGCGACGGTTCCAGCGGTGCGCGAGGCTTCCGCTACCGTCGCCGTCACGATATGGCAGAGCCGACAAGCTCCAGGGTCAGCGGTCGCCACTATTGACGGATACCTACCGAGCCCGTTTACTCTTGGGAACGCACTCCTGGGCAAAGTGCGCGGGATACTCGCGCCTTATCTTGCGCCTTCCGGTATGGCGGGCTAATGCCAGCGACCATAACCACGCTACGAGCCGACCTAAAGACCGCGCTAACAAACGCCGGAGTATGGGACGTTTACTCGTACCCACCTCCTACGCCAACGGCGAACAGTATTACGATTGCACCTGACGAGCCCTATATCCGCGTACAAAGTAACCAAAAGCTCGCCATAGCTCCGGTCGTACGCTTCAAGCTTCTATTAGCGGTTCCGCTTTTTGATAATCAAGGGAACCTCACGCAGATAGAAGATTACATAGTCGCTCTAATGGCAAAAATGGCCGCCGCTACGACTCTCACAATCCACGTCGGAGACTTTAGCGCCCCGGGCATATTGGAAACCCCAAGCGGCAATTTATTACAGACCGAGCTACCTATCGAAATCATTACAGGTTGGAGTTAAATAATGGCTACTTACAAAGTGCTAACAGACAATGAGCTTGCGGGAGTTGGTCAGGGTGGAACCCTTACCGATTCTCAGCTAGAAGGTTGGGACGTCCCCGGCCTTATCAAGACCGGCATACTCGAAGAAGTAGCGTCGGCACCGACAAAGAAAGATAAGGAGTAATCAAGTGGCCGTTTATTTTGCCCAAAATAGCTACTTCAAGTTGGGGACGTATGATCTATCCAGCGTCGTACA